GTGATTGCCGTTCGTCTTGGGAAACAACTATTGCTGATCGATGAGGTCAGCGGTGCCCATGACACCGACGCCTTGGCTCAAGAAATACGAGCGCGTTTTCCCGACCGCAGAATCTATGTCTACCCTGACGCATCAGGCGGTTCACGATCTACGAATGCCAGCCATACAGACATACAAATCTTGGAGTCCTACGGTTTCAGCAACCAATCGCCTAAGTCAAATCCTGCCGTCCGTGATCGGGTGGCTTCTGTACAAGCTGTTCTGGAAAACGGGAAAGGTGAAGTCAGGTTGCAAGTAGCAAAGCACTGCAAAAGGACCATTGAGTGCCTTGAGCTGCAGTCATATACAGAACGTGGCGAGCCGGACAAAGATGCTGGCTATGACCATATGAATGACGCTTTGGGTTATTTGGTGTGGCGTGAGTTCAACCCGCTGCACAGGAATGCTGGACGTGGTACTGGCATCAGGCTTTACTAAACTGATCGGGATGGGCGGGCTTTAGCTGTGTATTCAGGCTTTTCTGGGCGCCAACGTGTTGGCAACGTCACGACCGTGGAAAGCCCGAACACGGCTTACGTCAACATGGAGCCCCATTGGTTGTTGATTGAAGCCCTGCTGCAGGGCACATACGGGATCAGGAAAAAACACAGAAAATATCTGCCACAAGAACCAAGAGAGTTGGATGAGGCATATGACAACAGGCTTCTTCGTTCAACTCTTGCGCCTTACTACGTGAGGCTGGAGCGCATGCTGGCGGGCATGTTGACCCGCAAGCCTGTGCGCCTTGAGGATGTTGCTGATGTGGTTACCGAGCAGCTGTTTGATGTTGACCTGCAAGGCAATGACCTGAACGTATGGACCTACGAAACTGCTCGCAAGTGCATTCGTTATGGGCATGTTGGCGTCTTGGTTGATGCCCCTAGGGCTGGCCAAAACGGCCGGCCATATTGGACGCAATACACCCCTAGGGACATCCTCGGGTGGCGGTCTGAAATTAAGGACGGGAAGCAACTGCTGACGCAGCTGCGGTTGATGGAGGAGATCACCGTGCCTGATGGTCTGTACGGTGAAAAGCAGGTGCAACAGGTGCGTGTACTGACGCCTGGTGCTTTTGAGATCCACCAAAAGGACAAGAAAGGCGACTTTGTCCTTGTTGATGAAGGCAACACCAGCCTGAGTGAAATTCCTTTTGCTGTTGCTTATTCCAACCGTGTTGGTGTTCTTGAGTCACGGCCACCGCTAGCAGACATTGCTGAGCTGAACCTCAAAGCATTTCAAGTCCAGTCGGACCTTGACAACCAATTGCACATTTCAGCTGTGCCGATGCTGGCTATCTATGGTTTTCCACAGTCTGCTGAAGAAATCAGTGCAGGCCCAGGCGAAGCCATGGCGCTGCCTGAGTCTGCACGGGCTGAATACATCGAGCCTGGCGGCAACAGCTATGACGCGCAGTTCCGCAGGCTTGATCAAATCGCTGCCCAGATCAATGAGTTGGGCTTGGCTGCCGTGCTGGGCCAAAAGCTGAGCGCAGAAACTGCAGAGGCAAAGCGTATTGACCGCAGCCAAGGCGACAGCACCATGATGGTGATCGCCCAGCAGATGCAAGACCTGATTGATAACTGCCTGTCATTCCACGCGCAGTACATGCAGCAGGCGCAGGCCGGCAGCAGCTTCATCAACCGCGACTTCTTGGCCACACGCCTTGAGCCGCAGGAGATCCAATCACTCCTGCAGCTTTACACCGCAGGGACCATCACTCAGGAAACACTGCTGAATCAGCTGTCTGCTGGTGAAGTGTTGGGTGATGAGTTTGATGTTGAAGAAGAAGTTGAAGCAACGCAAAGCGGCGGACTGATTGACATGCAGCGGCCTGAACAGGCGCCACCTGCTGCAGAAGAGGCCACAATGCCAGAAGCAGACCCGGAGGCTGGGGATGAGTTGGCTGGATAATCTGCGTAAACACAAGCCGGAAGAGCCAACCAATCGGCTTCTGTTTTTCACGAAGCAAGAGCTGCAACATGACACCTATGCGGTCATCAGGGTCACTTGGTATTTGCAGGGCAAAATCTGTGGGGTGTCAGAGACGGCTATTGGCATATATGAAAAAGATGTGATCGCTGAGTTTTCAGGGCTCGTCGGCAACGCCTTGCGCGCTGGTTGTGACGTTTCAGTGGCTTGCATTGATGACCCGCATTACCTCGGCATCTATGAGCCATGAGCGAGATAAATGAGGTTTTCAGGAACGCAATTGACCTGAACCGCTATAGCAACAGTGTCAGCCGCCGGTTGATCCGTGCATACAACGACGTTGTGCTGGATGCTGTTGATCAGCTTCGTGGGATTGATGAGCTTGCGTCGCCTGTTAAGGCTGCACGGCTCAGGGCCATTCTCGCGCAACTGAGAGATTCGCTCCGTACTTGGTCTGGCGAAAGCATTGCCACGATGACTGAGGAGCTGCAGGGCTTGGCGGTGCTGCAATCTGAGTTTGCTGCTGAGCAACTGCAAAAGGCTTTGCCTGCTGGTGCTGCGGCAACCGTGGGCACTGTGGAAATCAGCCCAGCTTTTGCTCAGGCGGTTGTCACAAGTCAGCCGACAGTGGCTGGCGTGGTCAACCTCAGTGACAACTTGACGCGGATTGCCAGGAACACTGTTGCGTTTCAGTTGACCGTCGGCCAAGAAATGACACTCCCTAATGGGCAGGTGATTGCCCAAGCGTTCAGCAACATGTCAGAAAGGCAGGGAGAGCTTTTCAGCCAAGCAATCCGAACAGGCCTGATTGAAGGCCAGTCTGTCCCGAGCATTGTTCGCAGGCTCAAGGGTCGTTTGACCAAAGAGCAACGCGGCTCAATTGACACGGTGATCGCAGCAGGTGGCCAAGCCACCAGCATTCCCAACAATCAAATCAGGGCAATCGTGCGCACAAGCGTGAATGAGGTTGCAAACGCTGCTGAGAGAATTTTCGCTGCAGAAAACCCTGATTTGACAGCCAGGTACAGGTACACAGCCACCCTTGACAGCAAGACGACAGCGATTTGCCGTGCATTAGACGGCAAGACGTTCAAGCACGAGCAAGGGCCTTATCCGCCGCAACATTTCAACTGTCGTTCGCGGAACATCAATATCCCAATCGGGCTAGAAAAAGAGTTTGGGCAAGCGCGTGACGATTACGGCGAATGGCTTGACGGCCAAAGTGATGCAGTGAAGCGTGATGCCCTTGGCCCTGGGCGTCTTGCCATGTGGGATGGATTGGTTGACAAATACGGCGCATCTGACGCTATCCGCAAGTTTGTAGCCAAGGATGGAACAGAGTTAACCTTGGATCAGTTACGTTCTCGCGGCTATGGCTCCGCTTCCAAGTAAGTACCAGTTCAAGTCGGGAGGCTCTGAGGGCAAGGCCAAGGCGACGGCCAAGAAAAAGTCCGCTAAAAAGGAAGCACCTGCGGAGGCTGACTGATGCCTAGTGGACCTGGCACCTACGGCTCAAAAATGGGCCGACCACCCAAGAAAAAAAAGAAGAAAGGCACCAAGAAAAAGTAATGGCAGCCAAACGTCGCCCACCCAAGGACAAGAAGACTGGCCTACCCAAGGCTTATCTTTCTGGTGCCAAGAACAAGGCGGCTAAAGCCAGAGAAATCAAGCGCACTGCTGCCCTGTACAAGGCCGGCAAAAACATCGACATCGCAGCTGTCTCCAAATCCAGGACTGAGCAAGGTGGCAAGACCAAAAGCAAAACCACTAAACGCCGCAACAAAAAAGGCCCTAAAAGAAAAGGCTGACAAGTCCAAGTTCTTTTACGGCGAGCTTGCTGCGGTGTATCGCAAGGGGCAGGGCGCTTACTTGTCCAGTGGTTCCCGCAATGTCCCAATGGCAGCATGGGCGATGGGCAGGGTCAACAGTTACATGCGTGGCGACAAGGCCCGCACAGCTGACGCTGCTATCTACGCTCGCTACAACAAAAAGCGATGAGTATCAAACGCGGTGGCCATACGTTTGCGGGCTATGGCAAGCCCATTCGTACGCCGAATCATCCGAGCGGCAAGTCTCACGCTGTTGTCATTAAAGACAAAGGCAAGGACAGGCTCATTAGGTTCGGCGCACAGGGTGCTAAAACGAAACCTCCGCGCAAAGGTGAGAGCGCTGCGGACAAAGCCAAACGCGCATCATTCAAAGCACGGCACGCAAAAAATATCGCAAAGGGCCAAACATCTGCGGCATATTGGGCAGACAAAGTAAAGTGGAGCTGAAATCAACCTTACGGGTTATTCATGTCTGATGAGCAAAATCAGGAGATTACGTCTCCGGCAGCTCCAAACAATGCCGAGCTGGATGCACTCAAGAACAGCATCCAGGCGTTAGAAAAAAAGAATTATGAGCTGATCGGCAAGCTCAAAGACGCAAAAACTGTTCCTGATGGCGTTGATGTTCAAGAGTTGCTTGAGTTCAAACGCAACGTTGAGCAGAACAAACTTGAATCAGAAGGCAAGTACACCGAGGCGCGTCAGGCCCTGGAACAGCAGTTCCGCGAGGCTGCTGAAGCCAAGGACAAGCGGATTGCTGAGCTTGAAGCACGAGTCCGCGAGCTTGAGCTGATTGCACCTGCGAACACAGCATTGGCCGATGTGGTGCATGACCCAAGCATCGTATTCAAGGCGGACCTGCTGAAGCCTGACCAAATTGAACGTGAAGCTGACGGGACTGTTGTTGTCGTCAATGGCTACGAGCGCAAGCCGATTGGCGAATGGGCCAAATCTTTGCCCAGTTACATGCAAAAAGCACCGAAGCCCGTTGGCAGTGGTGCCCCATCAGGCCGCAGTGCTGGTGGCGACATCCCCCCAGGCACAAAAAATCCGTTCGCCAAAGACTCCTACAACCTCACAGAACAGTCACGGCTGTATCGCACGGATCGGGATATGTATGAGAGGTTGAAAGCTGCTGCTAACCGTTAATATGTTGGGCAAGGCAAAGCTACGCAGAGCCGTTCGGGTTACGCCCACACCGTAAACATCTTTTTTGAGGATCTGTCATGGCGACTCTTCGCTCTGACATCATCATCCCCGAGGTATTTACGCCTTACGTCA